CTCCCTGAAGTTTGGCCGTAAGACCAGAAGCTATGATACCGCCAATACCCGGCGCAATTATGTTACCAACAATAGGCGCAATAATCGGAAGCGCCTTCTTAAATACCTTCTTTACCGCCTTAAAAATCTTCTTAAAGAAAAACTCTGGTTGACCCGTAACCGGGTTAATTGAATTAAGGCTACTACCAACAACGTAACGATTGGGGTCGCGAATCCCCATCATCATCATCTGGCGGAAAAGGTCCTGTTTTAACTGCGGATTATTGTCAAAAACCTCCTTGGGAATAACCGTTTCCCCGTGAGCAGCATGAACCATGTAGTCATCGCCGTAGCGACCCAGCGTGGCCAAACCAGAGGCCAAGGATTCAACCGAAGGTTCCCCAGCATATTTAGGAGTTGACAACATCACGTAAGCTCCAAGACATTTGCAAACGCCATGATCTTTGACGCCGTATCACAATTAAGTATAAGCGTGTCGCCTGTCTCAAGGACAAAAGGTCCTGAATGGGACACGTCTGCGGTCGTCGCTATGCTGTCTTTCTGGAGCGTGACCGTTGCTGAAGCCGAACTATCAGTTATCTTCAACAATACCACGATTGTACCAGAATGACTATTGTACAAGTTTAGGTCCTTGACAATAGCCGTTGTGGTCGAAGGACACGTATAGATCGTTACGTCTCCCGTGGAACCAACCGTCGTAAGAATGTTTTTATACGCAGAAGCCATTAGCTCATGAACCAGTTCAAACCGTTCGTGTCATCTTCCCCGCTAATAACCGAAGGAATTTCGGTTCTGGTTAATGCGGTTTCTATATCGCTTACAAGTTGGATCATCAGTTCCGCGTCATATTGCGGCGGGATCAGGGGAAGAGATACTTCAAGTAATCTAGCCATTAGCGCCTGCCATCCGGTCGTATGTCAAAGCGAACGTCGCCCAAGGTCCACTGTATGTCGCTGGCGCTGCTCTGCACACGGAGAACCGCGGAACGGGCTCTGGATCGTAAGAAAGCCTGCTCCGTTGTACTTGTAACAGAACTTGTGGAGTTCGTTGTCAGACTATTACCGGGGTAATCTCTTGTTTTTAAAACGTAATCTACTGCGGTGTCGGAATCGGAACTGGAGATATCTACATCGGGAACAAGCCTGCTGATAAACGAAAATTGGTCGCCGTCACCTATGGAAAATATCGAAGACTCTATAAATGGGGACATTGCCTCGCCATCATCAGTAGTCCCTGTTTCGTGAGAATAGATGTAGTTAAGGCTGCTGGATACGCCCGCTGCGCGAGGCTTGGAATGCAGTCCAAAATCTACCCACGCGGTACGGGACAGAGAACCAATGTCCCAGGTGTTGTCTGCATAGTTGTATTTAACATACCTGTCTACGTCATCACTGCTGGAAGAACAGTAGAACCAGAAGACTTCGTTAAACATCCGGTTTGCGCCAGCAAAGAATTTTAGCGTCTGGTCGAAATTTAAATCGTCAAAAACATATCTCAAGACAGTACAGGGGATAGCTTGTATCTGACCAGTGAACATGAAGAAGTTTTCTTTGTCCATCCAGAAAACGCGGTCACCAATTGCCGTAGCGGCATTGGGGGAAATAATGGATATGTTATCAGCCAGAAGGTTAAACGAAAACGTAAACGGAGGACCAACGTACCTCATGCCGTACAATGAGGAATCCGTCCAGATCAGAATCTGCTGCCGGGTTTCGATCCCCGTGATTATTTCCGAGCCTGAAGATAGCCTCTGATCGCCTGCCGTGTTTGTTACTTGCGGGGTCCAGTTAACGGCACTTTCTTGGTCCGACCAGCGCACCAACAACAGATCTTGGGCAGTGGTTCCAATAGTGTTCGCTCCAAGACAAATAACATGCCTGTCCGTGTCGGATACCAAAACTTGCCGCGCCGTAGTGGGTGCGTCAGACGCACCTGTTTGAGCACTTAGGGTCGTGGCCCTAGTGGACAGACCTAACGTAGCGTCCCAGTAATAGACGCCATCATCACGTACATTCATTACTGAGTCTTCACCCCAGTTGTCCTGGGACCACAGGCGCGTTTCCCCCGTTGTAAAGGGGGCTACAGCGTCACCAAATCCGTAAAACCAATTGGCTTCTTTAACGATATCACCATCAGAATGAGCCGCCGCGCTGGTGCCTTTAGCCGCTCGGACAACGCCTGCATCAAGGGTGTTACTGGACTTCCCAGTATATTGAATAAGTTCATCATCAACTTGTATCAGACCAACAAAGGTGACTGTGGCTCCACTAGAATGGATTGCCGTTGTAGTTCCATCAGCACCACGAGTAATGCTGCTAAGGACATTGCTCGAATTAGTTTTATATTCAATATTTTCGCTGTCTATTTTGATGGTTCCTCTGGAGGGCATCCCGGAAGAACTGGCAACGCTTATTGTCGTATCTACAATGGCGACGGCGGCGCTTGTCGTCGTAGAAGCCGTTTCAAAATCAGACGCGGATGTTAGGTCTATCGACGTTACGCTGTCGTTTATGCCACCGTCCAAGGTGGTTAGGCTGTATGTCAGGGTCGAACCTCCCCAAAACCCTGCCCCAAAACCCGATTCTGAAACCACCGCTTCGTTGCCAACATGGATTTGATAGTCGGCAACTACAGCCGAACCACCACCCGCTGTTGATCCAGATGTAGCAGACCCCCCTGTGTCTACAGTAAAGCTATTGGCTGAAACAACAGTGGCTATGACCTGCTCTTTATTAAGGTCTGCCGTGGTCAAGCCATCAACAGTAGTGGCTCCGCTAAACATAACGTAATCACCTTCAACGGCGGAATGCCCCGCTGCCGTGACAGTTATAATACCCGATCCAGAACTACCGGTCGTAAACGGGTTTGTGCCTAACGTCGCGGTACTACGGACAGGAGTAATGTCGTAAAATGCATTGCCGTTTTCTAAGTAAAACTTGGCCGTCGTGCCCGCGCCCATGAGCTTCAAAGCGCCCAATGTAACCCAGCATTTAAGAGATCGAACAGTCCCTATTACGGATAATCCGCTAACCCGCTGCCACCCGCCTATCTTTTCGGGGCGACCTTTCCGGAAACGAATTAAATTTGAATCGCGCCAACCCTGCGCGTCTGCAAAAGACGTACTTTCCCGGTTAATCCCAGGTCTAAATTGAACTTTTGTTAGAGGCATCTATATCTTCCACAACATACCTGCCAACATTAAAATAACCGCGCCAGCAGACCCTATTAAAATCATTTCAAGACGCTTGATACGCTCCAGAGTTTCTTTCCAACGCTCCGCGCACACCGCTTCGTGGGTATTTAATCTTGCGTCAACGTCTCTTATTGTCGGGGGCACGGTACTAACCCTCCGCCGAAGAGTCTTCTAAGACCCACTGTATATTGTCCTCGTCCCACATATAACAAATTGTGGGGTCCGCATCCTCTGGATAAGGCACAGGTGCCTCCCAGCGGCAGGTGCCTTCGTCCAGTGACCAAGATGGGTATGGTTGAGGCGCATAAAAGGCGTCCCTCTCAACATCCCATGTATATCCTATACCGGCAAAGTTCTTTCTGATCCTACCGTTATAGCTGGTCTGCTCCCACCGGCCTCCGGTGAAGTTATGGCACCAGTTTTCGCCATCCGCTTCATGGGCATCATAAACCCTGATTACTCGTAGGACGATATCGTTTTCATCTAATTCTGCAAAGTGTGCCATGTATTTTCCTTACGTCTCTTGGAATAGGTAGCGGATTATTACAACGCCGGAGCCACCGGCCGCACCGTCGTAACCGGCCGTCGCATTGATCGTACCGCCACCACCGCCGCCACCTGTATTTGCAGTTCCTGCTGCTGCTGCCGTCGGCGGCGAGCCAAGTTGGCCAGAATTACCGCCGCCGCCGCTGCCGCCAACACCACCCTGAAACGATATGAGATGTCCACCGCCGCCACCGCCGCCGCCGCGTGTTACGCTAGAACCTGTAATTGAAGACGCTTCTCCATTGCCGCCATCGCCTGGGTCTCCTTCATTGGCCGCTTCTTCGCCACCTTGGCCTATTACTGCGTCAGTACCTACTGCACCAGCACCACCACCACCGCCCATCGCATAATTAGAACCGCCACCGGTAGCGGAGTCACCGCCATCAAAACCCTGCCCCGCAGGGCTGGCGCTACCGCCCGTCCCGGCACCGCCGCTGGAGCCCCAAGCGCCGCCGCCGCCCGAACCGCCAGAATAACCGTTGCGGGTGCCGTGGCTTTGGCTGGCACCAGCGCCGCCGCCTGTGCTTGTTATAGAATTGAAAACGCTATTAGTGCCGTTTGCGGCGGCGCTGGCGGTGCTATAGACCCCGCCAGCGCCGCCAGCGCCGACAGTAACGGAATATGACGTTGCGCTAACCGACATGCCGGTCGCGGCTCTGTAACCACCCGCTCCACCACCGCCGCCGATGTTGCCGCCGCCACCGCCGCCAGCGATAATTAGGTATTGAACGACGGCGTCGTCGCCTAACGTCGTGATCTCAAAAGTCCCACTGCTATTGAAGGTGTGTACTTTATAGCTGCCATCAGTCGTGATCGTGCCACCAGTAGCAACGGTATATGTCGTACCAGCAAATTCCAAAGTATTTATTTTCTCTATATTGGCATCCGTTAGGGTATTAACCTTTTCAATGTCCGCTATAGCAATGGTGCTTAGTTTTTCAATTTGATTTGCCATTACGCGTGCTCAATAACGTCCATACTTGGATTTATGTAAACAACATCAGGCGAAAGCGCGACACCAACAACCAAAACAAACGCGCCATCTGTAGATGGTGCGGTGTGGGTCATCGCTCCTGCTGTTTCTGATAAATAAAGGGTCGAGCCCGGGGTCCAGTTCCAAGAGTCGTCGCGAATAAACCCCTGTAATAAAATTGTTCCTGTCGCGGTGTCGCTGATTGCAGCGGGTGCGATGCCTATAACTCTAGCTGTTGCATAGGCGCTCGCATCTGCTTCAACCACTTCTGAAGTGGTCGTATGAACACACACCAAATCAAACGCCGCTATTGCGCCACCAGCCAACATTTGTGCTGTTAAACCTGTGTAAGTGTGGTCTGCTCCTGCTAGCAGAGGGGTTGAAATATCCACATAACTTGCATCTGCGAGACTTAATTTAGCCGCTACCGATGCGGTTGTCGTTCCTGTGGGGACAGTTAGGACATCCGCATCCGCATCATTCTTAATAGTGATATCATTGGTTGAGCCCTGCCCCGTAAGGATAAGTCCTTCGGCGGCGGTATAACCAATAGCCGCATTGTCACTAGCGGATGTATCACCGTCCGGCTCAAAGGTTGTCGCCGTAACCACGCCCGACGCGTCCATAGTTGTAACCGTCGCAGCCGCTGGTGTACCGGACCCCAATATTCCGTCTAACGTCCCGGTAAACCCGGTTCCGGTCACCTGACCCGCAAAGGCTGCTGTGGTTGTTCCGGTAAGAACGCCCATAACTTCTGCATCGGCATCATTTTTGATTGTTACATCGTTGGTGCTGCCTTGACCCGTGAGGATAAGCCCTTCGGCGGCGGTATACCCTATTGCGGCAGCGTCAGAGGCAGCGGTATCTCCCAGTGGCTTAAATGTTGCGTCGGTAACAATTTCTTTTACTGCACCAATACCACCGTCAGTTTGAATTGAGCCGCTAGTCCCACTGGTG